GAATGCAGGGCTTGTTTAGGAATATGGTCAGAAAAAACATGAGGGGGGCTTCGGCCTCCCTCGCTTTTTTTTGGTTTTTAAAAAGGGGTAAATTTTAATTTCCCTTATTTCTTATTTTGTTCGGCTAAATCAGAAGATTAAGCCATACAAAATCAATCACTAATAATCATATGTCCAGTCACCAATGGTGGAATACTATCATTATGTCCTTGTAATGTAATATATTCATGGGGTGCTAATACTACCTGATTAGGAGTGCTTATTTTAGCGTGAGTAGGAAGTCCCAAATTAATCACAGGATTCCCTAAAATAGTGATAGGCGCACCTCCAATATTTATAACATGTAAAATGTTTCCAGCCACGGGTGGAGGCAATTGAACCTGATTTGCTGGAGTAAGAGCAGTAATATCATCAACATAAACAACAGTTTTTGCTCCTGTCATAACTGCCCCAACTGCATTATTATGCACTTCATAAGCAAGATTTTGGTTGGCTGTTGAAGTAATAGTCGCTACTGAAATGCTATTTGCTGTTGTTGAGCCTCTTCCGCTAACTGAATCTAATGTATCAGATTCTGCACTTAATGTTCCTGCTCCAATATCACTTCTAACTTCTGTTCCTGTTCTAAAGTCTACATTTCCGCCACTATCTAAAACCAAGAACTTATCCGTATCTGTTCCAGCATTTACTACGCTTCCTAGATTTACCGTCCCTGCAATTGATGTTGCACCTAATCCATTTACTGAAAATACCTCAGTAAGTGTGTCAGTTAAATCCCCATCAGCGTCATCATCAGTAACTATCTCAAATTTCTCATCAGCAGTATTATCTCCTAATACAAATCTAATATCTGCATCTGCTATTTTATTATGGAAAGTTGTTTTAGTAGAACTGCCTTCTACTGACATAGCCTCTGTATAACCACTAGAATCATACCCTACGCTCAAACTGTTTTCAGTCTTATGAACTGTTAAGTATTGAATATTTGGGTCGCTTCCTGTATGAGTAATAACAGCAATAATAGTATCTGCTCCTGCTACTCCAGAAGCAGGGTGTCTATATTCAGGAACTTTATTTACTGCGGTTGGGTTTCTAATTTCCAAAACAGGCGCAGTTGCGTGATTATTAGCAACTAACAAATGATAACCGTTTGTATATGATGCACTTAAAGTTAAATTATTTACACCAGCAACAGCAAGTCTTTTACCATCACGAAAAATAACTCCCGCACCAACATCAATCTGTGTTGCGCTATCAACAGTAATATCAAAACCGCTAATTGCATAATTTTGTCCTAATCCATCAGATAAAGCCTTGATAATTCCAGTATGCGGAAAATCCACATCATCTTCAATTTGATTTGCAGTTCCTGTTGTGCTTTGACCATAGTAGTTTCTATTGCTTACCATCTTATTCAACCTCCAATAAAATAAACAGTTCTAATGTTTCTGTTGTGGAAAATGGGCCAACTCCGTCAAAGTTAGTTCTAAATAGAGAGTAATCCACTCTAGGGCTTCTTGAAGCATGGGCTGATAAAGTATTGTCATCAAACAAACCAACTTCACGAATAACCTGTCCTTGAATAGAACTACCTGCTACTGAAACTTTAATTTCTAATACATTCAAATCGGATTCGGTTTTGACTAATGTAGGAGAAACACTTAATGGAACATCTAAATCAGTTGATATAGGATTCGTTGAATTACCTCCCAAGCCTATTTTAGCACTAGTAATAATGCTTTTAAGATGAGATACCAGTTGTTTTTTAAGTTCATCAGTTATCATGTTAAATCCTCCTCTATTAAATCAGTAATTGTAATAGTTGCGCCACCTTCAAATCCAAGTTTAGCAGTTGATGTATTGAACGCCCGTCCGAATCCGAGGGTCATACCGCCCGATGCCTCACGCTTGCGAACCAATAATTTAAGTCCTTTGATGTTGATGCTATCCAAGAAATCAAAGGATATTTCGTTAGTGGTTAAATCATTATTTCTCAACGCTGCTTTTGTTTCCTTGCTTGAAACGAGAAGTTCAGAGAAAATATCGGAAAGGTCTTTTGTGTATCTTCCAAGTTGTAATTTAATAAAGCCTGTCAATAGATGTTCCATTTCTAAAATAATATATTCGCTCATTTCTATGTTTTCTCTAGGAATAGAAACATTTACAATATCTCCAGGTCTTAATTGATTTATGCCTTTATTTTGCATAGTAAATGTTAATTTTTGGTTTACTCTTGAATGAATAAGCAATAATCTAATTGCTTGCTTATTTACTTCTTCTTGAGTTAGCAAAGTATTATCAACTACTTCTAAGGTCTTTCTTCCTCTTTTTTGGATAGAGCGAATATCCTTTCTTGATGCTTTGTGAGATAATCCATAAACAATGATTTCATTGTAAAAATCAAAAGTAGTTGAAACCTTTTCAAATTCTGATATTAAATATTCTTCACTATCATCAATTATGATATTAGTATAATAGTCATTTGAGTCATCGGGAACAATTTTAAAAACATTGTTCTCTTCAACTAATTTCATCTCCTTTTTATCTAAAACATATTTAATTGCTGAAAATAAATCTAATCCTTGATAATTAGGTGCTAAATACATAGGAGTATCGGTTGATGTTGTTTCAAATTCAATTCCTTCTTGTTCAAGTAATTCATTAATCAAGTCTTCTCCCTCAAGACCGACACTCACCGTTGAACCAATACACGCTCTTTTAGCATCAATTTGAATTTCTTGGGCAGTATCTAAAGTAAATGTTTCCGAAACGCTCACAACGCCTTGCATTTCTTTTATTTTTGAGAAATTTAAAATAACAGTATTTTGTGGAGTTGGGGAAGCAGTTCCATCAACAGACACATTTTTGATAACTTCAAGACTAGTTTTTGTATTATCTTCTCCATCAGACATATACATGCTATAATTTCCTTCAGGCATTATTTCTAAGAAATTTGTGTCTGTTCTCATAACCAAATGATTTTCCGTAGAACTTTGCTTATCAGGGTCTACTACAACATACATTGATAGAAATGCTTCTTGGTTTGGCCCCGTTATATCTGGAGTTGAACCCGTAAGAGTTTTTCCTCTCGTTCCTTCAACAATATCAATATCTTGATTAATATCATACATTTTGTCTTCATTTGCCATTTTGGTGTATTTTGAATGTAAAGTATTAAGTTTTATTTCTTTTGGACTATAATCATAAAAGGTGGTTTCATTTGGTTTAAGGACACGGTAAGCAGACTCATCCACTAATTGTTTATCTAAAATAAGATGGTTCTTTAAACCACCAGAATTTGAAACGGTGTGAGAAACAACATAAATAATATCATTAGGAACAACATTATTCATATTTCTTGAGGACTCGGTGTTTTCATCACCTGTTGAAACAGTTTTTCCTAAATCAATATCTTTTCCTGCCTCTGATACTAAATAGCACCCAGTTAAGTCTATCATGTCCATCCAGCCTAATTTTTCAGCGTAGGCATTGAAACCATATTCATAGAGAGTTCCACTTGATGAACCTATTGGTGAAACAGTATCATGTTCGGAAGCATCATACCAAAGTCTTGGTTTAATGCCTATTTTGATTCCTGTTGCTTCGTAGGGAGAAGTGGTGGCCTTTGTGTTTGATGAACCCCTTCTTTTTTCTCCAAAAATATAATTATTACTTGTTTTTCCAACAGTTAAACTTCTTTTAGTTGAAGCACCGTCATTATGGTCATATTGTCTTCCATCTTTGATTGGAATGGTTGCCCCTGCATCAACATCATGTTTTTGTCCATCTTCAATTATATATGTATCTAAAGCAACCACTATATTATGGTCATACAAATTGTCAGCAAATCCTAACATATAGTAAAATGGTCTTGAAAATAAGATTCTTGGAGTGTTTCCTGGAGTAGCAAGGGAGTTATCATATGCAACCCTAATTGGAAACACTACTGCATCGGAAGAGGCAAAAGCAGCAACTTGGCTATTATGGAAACCATGCCATGCATCACCAGAGTTAGAACCATAATTTCCGCTAACGATTCCGCCTTTTTGAATATGTGCGCCATCTTCGGACATAAAAGTATCTCTATCTTTGCTTCCTTGAAGAGTCAGAGAAGTGAACTCTGTGCCTCTTTTGTATATATTTCCAGTAGTTAAAGAAGCATCATCATTTAAATTAACCTCACTTGTAAATTCAACTGTTTTTGTTCCAGAATCATAAGAATGAACTAGACCTAAAAATTTGTAATTAACATCATATAATCTATCTCCGTTTGCTGGATTAGTTGATACTGTTGCTAATTCAATTTTTGTTGGTTCTGAAGCCAAAGAAGAAGATGTTCCGAGTAAAGAATCAGAACCTAAAGTTCCAATAGCAGAAGAAAAGTGTCCTCCGTTTAATTGACTTACTCTAATATATTCTTCATTAGGCACAGTTTCTTTCTCTGGGTTAAATAAGTTATAGTGAATATCAAAACAAAGTTCAGTTAGTCTCATAATCCCAAACCTTTTGAGCGCAGAAATGTCAGTATTATTTTGTATAGTTATCGTTTGAAAATTATCATCTGTTAGGCGAACTTGATTACCTGCGGTAGTATTTGTATATGTAAGAGAAGAATCTTTTGTTTTTTTGTTTTCAATAAGAAGTAAATTATAGTCTATGATGTTTTTATTACCATCCATAATACTATCTCCTCTTAATGAGGAATATGGTAAAATATCAGAATTAATATACAAAAAGAGCGTTGCTGCTGAACTGACTTCATGTATAAGTCCTTTCGCATATTCTGTGTTTAAATGAACATAGCCTCCATAGCCTCCATAATCATCAGTTGCTTTACTTGCATCATCTATATTAACTCTATGTCTTTTTGCTTCTCCATTTAACAAAGAACCATGTGCGCTACCAAATCCTCTCATATCAAAATCTCTGTGGTTATCATCACCTGTTCCAGTTTTATCATATTCACTAATATTTACGGAAGAAATATTAGGCTTTATTTTGTAATTAATAGAATGGTGTTCTAATTTAGAATCATTTGGATAAACTTCTCTTAGTTCCACAATTGATGATTTAATTTGAGTGGGTTTCTCATTAAAGAAACCATCTGCTTTAGCAATTGATTTGTAATAGGGCTGTCCATATTTCTTATTAGTGTCTTCGTTACTAACAAAGATATTTTCTATGTTTAATGGAACAGGCCCACTAGAGGTCAATTTACTATGAGGCAGAGTTAAAATTTTTCCTCCCCAAAGATGCGCTCCATTAATAAAGACTAAATCATGCGTGTCTTTACTTACTTGGTATATTTTATCTCCAGCAGTATAACTTACATCTCTGTCTAAGAATAACAAAAATTTACCATTTCCTGTTCCTTTTTCAAACCTTTTAACTATAACATATCCAGCAAAAACAGCATTATCAGTATCGGCTCCTATAAATACTGGGTCGCCTCTGTTGAAGTTTTTAATGAGATTGCCGTTTGCTTCAATAATATTTGGATGTGTAGCATTAAGTCCAACATTTTTATTGGCTTGTTCCGTATTTGTTAAAGTATATCCTTCACTTTGTCCATAGTTTTTAATTTTTCTTCCCAATGTAATAGGCAAATACGGTGCTAATTCAATTTGAGTTATGTTGCCTTTTTTTGTAGAAGAAACGATTTCAAAATCAATTAAAGTATTTACAGTATCAAATGTAGAAGCAGAGGCAGAACCGTGTTCATCATGTAATTTTGCTTGAAACGCTAAATCATTTTTAATATTAGATGGGCTATTAATTGAATGCCCTACTGCTCCAACGCTCTGATTAGTGCTGGATGAAACTAAGGTGTCTCCCTCAGCACCCGAAGAATAAGTAATTTCGTTCCCTGATGTAAAAACTAAACCTTTATTTGCTGAACCAGTTAAACTAGCCGCCTTTTTATCAGCAAAATGAGATGAGCCAAGTGCCTTTGAAAGAATATAATTTTTTTCTGTTTCCATATAAACTGCTTCATTATTAGCGGCAGTTAGAGAAGAAGTAATTGAATATTGTCTTGCAGGCCCACCTCCATGAGAATAAGTGCTAGACGCAGTTACTTGCCCAATATATCCATTAGCCGTAAATAATTTTGTTCCTACCACGGGAAAATTATCAAAATTAGCACCATCTCCATTATCAGGAATTGTAGTCTGAAATAAAGTAACTCCTAATGGTATAGTAAATGTAGATGCGGCTCTAATATTTGCTAATTTATTGTATGGACTATTGCTAGAATAAATAATATCTTCACTAAATAATGTATTTAAATTCACAACAGGAGATAATAACTTATTAAATTTGTCTCTACCTTGAATTTCAACGATAGTCTGCCCTTCTTCTTTTTTGGTTTCAATATTTTCTATCTCCCCGTTAAACCTTTCAATAAATACTTGATATTGACCTTTAGCAAAACTTAAAGGATTACTGTTATACGAATCACCCGTGAAAGATAAAGTAAGCATACCTGTTGTAGCATTACAGGCAGTAATACTAGCAAATCTTTCATTATGGTTTAAAGATGTAAAAGACACATACATCTTGCTAAATCGGTTATTTAGCAGATGTGTATTTAGCATAAGTGTTCCATCAGTTGCGTTGTATGCCCGCCGTTGAAGCGCATCTCCGCTTGTCGGTGTCGTGGACTGTGCGGTAAAAGCGGAGTCATTTACGCCTCTCACATAGGGGTGTGTGTCGCTTTGGAAGGTTATCTCTTGGGTTGTTCCTGTTAGGCCAGCAATAGACTGAACAATTAAAATATTATTCCCTAACTTGACTTCATCTCCTGCATTTAGAACATCACTTAAATTATATTCAGTATTGAAAGAAAACACAGCATTAGATGTTTTTGATGAATAGGTTGCTGCTAAAGAGAAAAACTCGTTCATATCACCACGATGAATGTTATGTCTTACTCTGTATTCATAAAACTCTTTAATTTTCTTAGGCATGATTCTTCCGTTATCTAAAATAGAAGTTTCGGAAAAACCACCTTTACCATCAATTGATTCAGTATTTACATGTTCAAAAACATTATATAAAAGATTTGATTTAGTAGGAGAATAATCATAATGTAAATATCTTTTTGGCCCAGTATATGAGGGAGTTGCTATCAAATCATCGCTAATTCTTCTAGCGTTAGGAAACATAGCATTATAGTCATTAGTATCGGCAGTAATAGTTGCTCCTTCATTGGTTGTTATTGAATCACCTTGATTTACAGTATTATCTAAATCTCTTAATTTATCTGTTAAAGTAACTCTATGAGAAAATTTACTATAATCAATAACTGTTTTACCAAAATCTTGAACAGTTCTAAATACAACAGCATCCGTAGTATCAAATGCAAAACTAGTTCCCGAACCGCTTTTTTGCATACAATAGTATTTTGTGTTGTGGTCTAATTCGTTTTTCTTATCTAAAAGACTATCAAAGAAATAAAACAAGGGTCTAGCACAGGAAAGATTTTCATCCAATGCTATACTATCATTTAGAATACCTCCCGAAAAAGCAACAATGTTAGTATTTGTTTTGATGTGGCCCTTGACAATTAAAAATTTTGTATCTTTTGGAATTTCATTACCTAATTTTGGTTCAAACTCAAAAGCATCTCCTTCTAAGTCTTCTGTTATTATTTCAGTTATTCTAGCAAAGTGATGTTTCTTATCATTATCTGAATACACTAATACAAAATAGTTATATGTTGCGAAATCACCAGGATTAAAACGAAAGCCTGTGGTTGTTAAAGCATCATAGCATTTAATTCTAAATCCTTTTGTTGTCGCTAAATTAGAATATTGTGTTCCGCTAGTATGGTCAGTAGCAGTAAAGGTGCTTGCTCCATCTGTAGCAATAGCAGTATAAATTCTGTGAGAAGAAGTTATAGAACTATCAGAGAACTTAGGATTTGTTGGAGACTCTTCTTTAGATAAGCCTGTGGCTAAATCAACAACCATTATTCATCCACCTCCTCAAATCTTAAATATAAAACAGTATTGTTATAGTTAGGCATTAAGTTATTTGTTGCTGAAAATTGAGTTTTTCTAATATTCATAAAACTTAATTCATGAAGTTCACCCATAAATTGATTATTGGTTTTTGCGGAACTTACTCCTGTTGTTCCTCCACCATTCGCACCAATATAAAAATCTTCTGCGGCCATAGAAAATGAATCTGTTTGAGTATGCGTTCCTGTTTTTACTAGTCTCCCATTAAAGAAAATAAGAATTTCTTTATTTTGATTATCCCATGCACAAGCAATATGATAGGTGTTGTTGATATAACTTGGCTCAAAATATTTATCATGGATATAAAGATTAGTATTTACACCAACTGCTTGCGAAGGGGCTGCTTTTAGAGTCAAAGCACTTGCAGTAGCACTATCAACAAAACCGATAGAAGTAAAAGTAAAACCATCTCTAACAAATATCTCTTTAAACTCACTAACATAATCATTTGGGTTTCCGCCGCTTACATTTACTGCATGGCTTCCGCTAAAAGTTGAACTTGTTTTTCCAATAAGTCTATATTTTGCCTTACCGTCTGCATCAAAGCCAGTTAAGTCATTATCTCCACCTGACCATTCATCAGCCGCATAGGAATATTGCGCTCCTAAATTTGGAATTATAACTTCATCTGTTGTAAAATACTCCATAGAAGCACTTCCTAATTTTATCCCTACTTTGATTTTATATCTTGCTGGATTATTCCAATTATGGGTTGTGCTATTAATTAAACTAATTTGTAAGTTAGTGCTATGAAAAATACGCATTTCGTGTGTTCCTCTATCGTCTTTGTCCATATATTTATGACTCTCATAATCACTTTCAGTAGCGGCAGAGTTTAATCCATTTTGTATCTTTTTACTGCCTGAAACAAATGCTTTAGCACTTCCCGAAGGATTATTGTCTGTAAATTGTGGAGGAAACTCATTTCCCGACGCTGCATAAAAACCATAACCATTTATTTCATATGGTGTTAAAACACACTCAAATGTAAAATTATTATCTAAATCCCAAAGACCGTAAGGAATACCTGTTCCTGTTGAAGCGATATTATCCGAATAATCTAATGTCAAAAAACCATTACACATAATCGGAAAAACAAGCGAGCGTTGTTTTCCTGCGAAAATAGAATATGACATAACGAAACCTCAAGGTAAAATCAAAGCAACAACAAAATCTAAACTAAAAGAAACATCAACCGATTCAGCATTTAATTCATATCCAAAGTTTTGAATAAAACCTTTTAGTCCTTCAGAAGTTGATGCGGTTGGAAAAGGTAAAGAACCACTAACATTGGTATTATCTAAAGTATTTGGTTCACCTCTTGCTCTAAATGTTAAAGGAATATCAACAGAAACACTTCCTAAAGCAACAGTTGATGAATCGGGGCTTGACGGATTATCTGCAAGTCTGCCTCTATCAATGTAATTTTCATTAACAAAAGATGGAGTCAAAACTACTAATTCATTAATAGCCTGATAACTTGCTAAACCTGTTGAATCAACACCCGAAGCAATCATCTGCGCTAATTCTTGTGCTGTGAATTTTAATGTTCTATGAGGCGATGTTTCAGGAGAATGGGTTCTTTGTATTTCAGTCGGTAAAATAAATCCTTGTAAAGAGATTCTTTTGCTAGACATTCCTAAATCTAAAGCAGCAGTAAGAGACTCACCTGTTGCTAAACCACTTAAAGGTAAAGGAAAAGCAGGAATCTGCTTATCAACAGAAACAGAGACAGAAGTCACTTGTAATGGAATAGTGTCAATAATTGCACTACTACCTGAATGATTTTGTATTTTTAAATAAACTGTGCTTGTCATTTAATCACCTCAAAGTGCTAGAAGATGTGCTTCTATTAATTTTTGAATTAATCATACGACCAATTTCATCAGCCATTCTTCTCATTTCTGCTTTTGAAGAGTCTTTTGCATTGACAGTAATATTGAAATTATTTACAACAGAATTACTACCTCCGTTTAGCATTTCTTTTGACTCTTTATTTGAATGAACCCGTGTTCCTTTCGGTAATCTTATTAATTCTGGGCCTTTTTCACCAACTAAAGACAAACCATCTTTTGTGATTCCTCCTTCCGCAAAGGGATTAATAGCATCAATTAATTTACTAACCAAAAAGCCACCAGCAAGAGCAATTGCTCCAACAACAATAAGAGGCAACTGAACAGGTAATGTGGCTAATATAGCAAGAGTTAATGCAACGCCAATTATAAGACCAATAAGTGTTTCTAATTTACCCATTGTATCATTTCCAAAATCAGTAAAGAATTCCCAAATATTCATTGCTATCGCATAAATAGGGGCAGAAACCAAACCAAGTAAAATTGTTCCAAATATTTTAATTGCATTCCATATAACAGACCAAAGACCTGATAAAATTGTTTTGGCTGATTCTAAAATCATATCAACATCTTGGGTAAATACTGCGCTAATAAAGTCCATAACACCACTTAGCATTAATTGTGCTCCTTCCCAAACACCTGCTATTTGCTGTGAAAGCATAGGGATGAAAACATCTGCAACTTTTTGGAACTTATCTTTATTTTCTTGAACAAATTTCTTAATAATGAAGAATGCAACTGAGAAAAGAATTAAATACATAGTAGCCATTAATAAGAATTTAGTGACTCTTCCTATAAACTTCACAAATTTAGCAAATCCTTTTCCTATTCTTCCTCCATTTTCTTCTAAATCATCAAGAAGTGCCATAGTTCCTGCGGCAAAATCAAGTGATTTTTCAATACCCACAGATATTCCATCCACTACTTTTTGTGTAGCGGCAAACCTACCAAGTGCTTTTGGATGATTAATTACCTGTTCTCCTATACCAAGAATACCACCAAGTATTGTTTCTCCAGCCGTCTGTAATCTTCCTCCAACAGACTTTTCTACTCTTTCAAGTTTTTCTGCTATTTTATCTTCTTCATCTGTTTGTTTCTGAATAAATTCAACTAAATACTCTTCTTGCTTTTCAAAATCTTCTGCTTCAATTTTTGTCATTTGTGATTTATCTTTCCTTCTAAGGTCTGTTAATTCTGTTTCAGCGTCAAATTTAGAACGAGACACTTCTCGCTTTCTCGCTGTTAATCTTTTAACTCCCTTTTTATCAACAGTTGAAGCAAATAACATTCTAGTAATAACATTTCCTGCATTTTCAGCATCAGCCTTAACGCTTCGGATTGTTCCACCAACAAAGTTTAATGTGGTAGCAAATTTGTTAATCAATCTAAATGTTCCTGGCGGCATAAAACCGTATAAAAATCTTCTAACAGATGCAACCTCAACACCGAAGATTTTTAATTCCTCTCTTGTGGAAGTTAAAAACTGAGCAAGATATTCAGCACTCGTTCCGCCTTTTTCTAAATAAGTGCTTAAACCTTCAAAGAAAGGCAATTTTGCTTGTCCTGTTTCTTTTTTGACTTGATTAATAGTATCACTCATAATTCTTTGACGAGTGCTTAATTCATTATTTCCTTCTTTTTCTACCTTTATGAATTTTTCATATTTATTTTTAAGATTTTCTAATTGTTCTGCTCTTTCTCTTTGGCCTTCTAATACTTTTGCCGCATCCGAAGAATTAGCAGTATTTACCTGTTGTTGTATAGCCAAATTTACATCATTTAATGACTGTGTTAGTTTTCTATTCGCATTAGAAAGTTGAGTTGTCATTGTTTTTTGTATTCTTTCAAATTTTTGACTTATATCAGTTGTGTTGGAAAATGCAGTTGCTAAACCTTCAACCTTATCTGTAAGACTTATCATATCTTTTTGTTGTGCTAGTCTTTGTCTTTCCATTGAAGAAGCAATAGCATTCTGTTCATCCATCGTTTTATTCATTAAATTCATGGATTTACTAAAGGTTTCAAAAAGTCCAGTTGTTTGATTTAACATTTGTGTGCTTACGGCCATTAATTGAGTCATTTCGCTAGAAAGACTCCGAATCTGTGTTTCGGTGTCTTTAACTCTGCGATTTAACTTATCAAGACCTTCAGCCAAAATAATCACCTTGCTCTTTTGGCTTTTTCAAGTTCTTCTGCTTCTAAATCATTTTGTATATTTACTAGCATTAATAAATCTACTACTAAACTACTAGGCATTTTATAGACCTCTAAAGGACTAATGCCCAACGCTTTAGAAAGCGTATATACCATAAGGAGAGAAGCGTCTTGTGGTTGTAATTGACCACCTTTCATCGCTCTCCTTAATCTTCGTTTTTTTCTTCATCCCCCGAAAGAGAGTCAAAAGGATTAGGCAACACATCTTTAAGTTGATTTCCAACATAAGGGTTTAACCTGAGAATATCAATCGCCGTGAGGCTAGGTTCAGTCTTTGTAATAAAGTTCTCAACCATATATCTAAACATAGCATTTAAATCTAAATCCATGCTTTGCTTTTTAGCATCAATTTTCATGACGCTATTAATGGCTTTATCTACCTCAAGCCATGTGGGTTCTTTAACCCAGACTTTGAGGTATTCATCTTTATCGGGTGCTACACGAATATAATGTAGCATAGGCTCGCTTAGTGCAAAAAGCACACTCTTATCTGATACAATTTTTTTGTTCAACATTTTATCCACCTTCTATACCAACAAACAAACAAACGGTGTTGGTGGAATATTATTCTGCTAACTTAGATTTTTTAGTTGCCTCGGTTGCTTTTTTCTCTTTTTTAGGCTTTTTAGCCTTTGCTTTTGATGCCTTGATTAAGGCCAGTTTTTCTGCTCTTGAAACCATTTAATCACCCCTGCAAAACCCAATGAGTTTTAACGGTGCAAGCACTTAGGTTTCTAGGCATAACTGTTGCTTCAACAACTAGTGGGCCTTTATCATCAGCAATCGGGAAATTATTTGCACTAACCATGTAATCAGTAAAGTTTAAAGTAATTGTTTCTTCATTTGGTTTAGTGAAAACTAATTCAATCGTTTGAGTAATATTTTCTGTATCATCTCTAAGAGCCTTATATAGAGCGTTATCAGTCACATGGCCCGTAAATGAAATCTCATAAGTTCTTTGTGCAGGAAGAGATTCTTGAACTTCCTTATTTCCAACGCCTAAGAACCTTCGGTCTTGAAGGTTATTATTCATAGTCAAAGTCAAGGTATTGATTTTTAAGAATTCTTGTCCCAAAACCTTGAATGTTCCGTCTGAAAAGAAGAAAGGTTCTCGCATCTCTTGAGCAGCATTAGCACCCGTTGTTTCTCCTTCATAATTGAAAAAGTTTGCTTCATTTGCTTCTGCTCGTCTTGCTTCATATACTTCGTCTTCTGCTGGTAAATGAACATTTCTCACATTAAGGCTCAATTGCATCTTAACTTCTTCATTTTCATTTGCCGACAAAGTAAGAGTATTAACTCGGCAACCTCTTGCGATTTGAACAAAGGCATTATCTTCATCTTCTGTTAAAGTGAAGGTCAAAGAAGAACCAGTCGCAGTAGCCGCATTTGTTAATTTAGCAGAAGCGTTGCTCTGTAATTGTGCAATTCTAGTATTTGCAGGAATACCAGTTCCTGTAATTAACATACCCACTTCAACATTAATATTTGCAGTGTAAGAAATATCTACACTTCCACTTGTAGTAGCCCCACCAGCCAAACTAATAGTTGAAGTATCAGTCTTAAATGGAGTAGTTGCTGCTAATTTAGAATCACTTCTTTCAATAGCAAATGAAGGCAAATGGTCTGTATTTGCTTCTTCAAAGGTATAAGTGATTGCATTATCAATTAAACCATCTGTTCCAATAGAAGGGCGTGTTAATGTTCTAACCTCTGTTAAATCACCTACTGCATTATCAGCCATAGGAGGACAAATATCTGTTCCAACTGTTCTATAAAAGATTGGCCCAGTTTCAACAAATCCTTGAATTGCTCCAGAAGTGACCGCATTTTGCGAAGAATCAACTGATTCAATTAATACTTCTCCTGCATTACCAGAATGAGTAGTAAATCTATCTACGATTGCACCGCCAGTATCACCTAAAGCCGCAGTAGTGCAAGTAAGTTCTGTGCATTTTCCTAAGAAATAATACAACCAAGCACCGTGATTAGCAACAATTCCTAAATCACCGTTTCCAAAGTTAGTAATTCCTTTATATTGGTAAGTATAGTTTCTTGAACCACCAAGACTTAAATTAACCTGTTTCATTTCAGGTTCAACAGTTGGAAAAGTAGCACTTTCAAGAATACCTAACCATTGGTCGGAAAGAAGTCGCTTTGTTGTGCTATTTAAAGGAGCAGGAGTTGGCGCACCATAAGCACGAATAACAAAGTAATCATGGTCATTGGGAGTAATGCTTTCACTAATCGTGATGGTATTAACAGTATTCTTTTTAATTCTATGAGTTGAGCGAAGAACATCATCTCCCGAATATCTTTCAACAAGACAACCGATATACAGATTATTAACTAAAAGAAAGTTTGTCTCAAAACCAGCAGATGCTCTGATTTCATTGGTTGAAACGATTCCATTAAATGCTGAACCACCAGATTGACGACCAACACCTAAATACAAATCACATTCTGGAACAAAAGTTAAACTCGTTCCTGCGCCTAAAAATATATCTTTGTTTAATACCATGCTAAAACTCCCCCTTTCCTAACAAACTTACTAGGGAATAGTTAATGCAAATCTTTTTGCTTCTAAATTGACTTTATATCCGAATAAACGCTTGGCTCTATCATTTGATTCGCTTCTTGAACCAACAAACAACTGATTGAACTTTGACCCATCACTTGCGGTATAGCCCCTGCGCTTACCCTCAAGAACCCTACGCAGAATCAAGTATATAGCCCTTAGCCTGTCCTTGCCGTAAGCCGAGTCCTCGCCACCTCGTTCATCGTGTAAAACACGAATATGAAGTGTAAATGAGTAAGTTTCGTTTCTAATATCATAATGAATCGTTGGATATTCAATATTCTGTGAGTCTTCAAAAACAACAATTGTTGCAGGGGTGCGACTCAAATCTACTCTTTTTCCTTTGTTTGCAGTAGTAGTTCTAATATCAATAACATCAGGAGTAACTGCATGAGAAGCAGAAATAGTTCCTGCGCTGACTAAAGCAGTAGCGTTAGAAGACCAATTGCTATTTATCAAATCTATGAGAAGAGAGACTTCATCCAATTTTCCACCTCCGCAGTTATTTGTTTATTGATTTCTTTTTCGTATGCTTCCATCGCAAACTTAATGACTTCATCATCACTAAAAGTAATATCTGTTCCTAATGATTCCGATAGTTCTTTCATGGCTAATTGTCTTTCCTTTTGAATTTGGAGTAATTCATTAAACTTGGAAAGGTCAATTTCAATCGCCATTTTATTCGCCAATCCTTAATCAACAGCAGATTCAAAGTGAGAAAATGCTCTTGCATCTGCCGCATTATCTAATAATTCATCTTTACAATCATCACAAAGATTTTCAGGTTCGTAGTCCATTGTTCTAGCCATATTATTAGCCATTTCATCATATTGGTTATATGTAGCGGGCTTCTTCTTACAACGAACACATATATCTTCTTTTTTAATAATTTCTTTCCACATAATAATCAATCCAAGAAATACACAAGGTCGCCTTTGCCTTTCAAAATATCCATCGCTTCCTTTTTAAGAATATCATATTTTTCTTTAGCCCCGATATTAGCACCCGTTTCAGCAATTAAAACACTTTGGTCATCCATTCGGATAATTTCTGCTGCAACAAGTTTTGTTGTGGCTTCGTGAATAGCAGATGGAACTCTATTATCACCAGCAATATATGAAACGATAACTGAATTGTTTGTATGATATGGGTAATCTCTCAAAAAGAAAATACGCCCTTCTTCACCAATTGTCCAATAAGAACCAAGTCTTTTCAAATCTTCCTTATCAGTAAATACTGTCAAATCACAAACAGAAGGAATCAAATCTTCCGTTGTAAATGTAAGAACATTTGTTCCCGAAGCAGTTGCCGCAGTATCTAAAACGACAGTTGTTGAATTAGTGATTGATTCAATCGCAACCGTTCCAGTAATGCCTGTTCCCGATACAATCATACCTACGGCTAATTTAGACGAATCAGCAACAGTAAGGGTCTTTGAAGTGTTTGTCGTCGTGCATGACTGTTTTATGGTCGCCTTGATGGTGCAATCCGACCCATCATCCCCCATCAAGAGGGATGAAATGAAAATCTCCTTGCCGTTTTCCTTGTTCTTGGCGGCATAGAAAAAGTCAGAAATGGAGAGATTACTAGAAGTGAGGCTTTTTGGAGCAGTTGCGCCTGTAAATTGAGAAGCACTTGGAAAGGATTCATTCACTAAAGAGATAATTTCTGCAACAGTCGTCTTTGCTCCGAATGTATTACAAAATTCATCATTGGCTAAATCAGTCAAAGTGTTTTCAGCCACCATTTCAAAACTTACTCCACTATCGGGTAGTTGTAAAATAATAGAATGTAAGTCTCTAAAGTTGTCAAGTAGTCTAATCTTGGCTTGGGCTGAAGCAATCTCTTCATATTGACTTCCCTGCCAAAGTTGTAGTGAAATAATTTTACGGACTTTCATTTGTTTAAGTTGAATAAATCCAACATAGCCACCGTAGTATTGAGCATTTGGCCCTCTCGTAAATTCAAAGTTATGGTATTCATCTTTTGTAATGATAGGTCTAAATGAACGCTTTACTTTATCATCAACAATACCTTCTGTTCTTTTGATGATTGCACCAACCTGTGCAGTTGTTGGATAGGTTGTTGCTGAAAAGTCTGGTATTTGAAGAAGGTCTGCTACTTCATTAGCATTTGTATAAAAACCTCTACCTTGCGTATAGTCTGGATTGATTTCAGTAAAATCGCTTGGTGAGATTGTTGTTCCCATCTTAAGCACCTACTTCTCTTCTTAGAATACTAAGCCTGTCTTTGTATGTATCTAGCATTTCCTCGGCTTCTTGATTTGTATTTCTTCTAATTGGAACAATTCTAAATCTACCTCTTTCTTGCATAGTTACTGTAATATAAATATTAGCATTTTCTAAACTTTCTTCAATTTCATCTGTTGTAATGCTAACAAGGTCTTTAGTCGCAGTAACTCCTCTTCTACTTGCAGACAATTTACCATAATTTTTAACATCTATGGGTTCGTCTTTTGCTTGAATTTTTTCTCTAAGGTTCTTAGTATATGATTCTTTTTCCTCTTCTGTCATAGCAATAGATTCATTAATAGGAACAAATAAAGTTCTTTTAGATGTTTCAAACTTTTTATATTGTTTTTCATCAATAACAACCGGATTCTTCTTTTTATTTTTTTCATCAAATTCTTGATTTTCTTCTGTTAAATATTCACCATTAGGAACATATATTGTTCTTTTATTGTATGCTTTTCTAGGTAATATTTGAAATTCTTCTACTTCTTTGAGGTCAGTTATTCTTAAAGGATAACGCCCCAACGGTCTTCTAAAATGTCTGTCTTTTTGTGCTTTAGGTAATTTAGAATATTCTTCGGAAGAGATTATTTTACCTGTTTTTATGCTAACATATTGAACTGGGCTACCTTTGATTTCAATAAATCTACCTACTGGGTCGCCTTCTCTAATGAATTTACTTGGGTCTGATTTTGTTCGGTATGTAATATATTCTTGTTTTAAGTCCCAAATTGGTTTCTTTTCTGTTAAATAATGAGTTGCATCTTCAGGTGCGTCTTTAAATCTATATTTACCAGTTGAAACTAATTTATTTTTAGGTTTAATTAATTCTTTTCCTTCCCAAACAGTAAAGGTCGGAACATAATTAGTTTTTTCATCTTCTGAAAGAGACTGATATTTTTCAATAGAAATTTTATTTTTTGTTTTTAGATGCATAAATGCTTCTTTTTCAATTTCTTGCATTTGTCCAACTGATAACTCAGTAGTAATATATTTTCCTTTTTTATTAAGTTTGGTCACTTCCACTTCCTTTTTGAATCCTTTTCTATCCATTTGCTCTGAAAGTTTTGATGTTGGTTTATATGAATTTTTAATAACTCCCGTTGCAGTAAATGTATAAACTTTGAGTGGGTCTTTTTGATACCTATGAACAAGTTTATTTTCAATCTCTCTTACCTTTTTAACAAATCGCTCTGCTAAATCATTTGTAAAATTCTTATCATCATCTAAAATGAAGGTTTTAGGAGATGCGTCTTTATCTTTATCTGTTAGGTATGATATATCAGTAATAAACTGAATTAGTTTTCCATCGTATTCATATACTCCTGCATCCTTAAAAAAAGGTTCTCTGTCATCATTTCCAATAAGGGGCGAAATAATGTTGAGTGCCTGTGGTGATTCCATTTCTCTACTTTCACCAGCGTTCGCAATTACTTTCAAAGCCTTACCGTTTTTGTCTCTTTTAATATCAACAACTCGGTATCTAATTGTTTTTCCCAAATCTGAATCTAATTCACTTAAAATATCTTTTGGAATTTTAATTGGGAATTTGTGTTTAATAGCAGGTAATACAGTCTTATCAGACTTAGACATGAATCTAGGACTTATTTTAGTTGCTTCTAAAATGTGGTTTTCTTTTGCTTGTTTAATTTCTTTTTCAGTTAATACATTATTTAATTTAAATTGCTCGTCGGGTTGTATTTTATATCTTCTTGAAGTCAAGTAAATGGCTTCTTCTTTCTCTTTTTTTGTTCTATCGTATTCCTCAAGTCTAAAAGAAAACTCTAAATTATCATAATAATCGTCTTCATTTATTTTATCGGCAATCATTTCTGAGTAATCAAATTCGGGAATATTACTTTCTTCTTGAAAAGTCATTGAACTGACTCCTGTGAGCCTGTCCATTTTTTTGAGATTAAACAAATCTTCTAACAAAAAATTTTCAAGAAGGCTAATAATCATTTCATCAGGTTTTCTTTCGTCCTGATAAAATGAAACAGTTTTCTTTTTTCCTTCTTCATCTTCATCATCAGTGTCCTTTTCTTTACGAACCTTCACTAAAGAAGTTGTAAGTTTCTTATACGCTTCTGCGTTTTGAGAAAGACCATCCTTAAGTTTTGTTTTTTCAACCCTCTTAAGAATTTTTTTCATGGTATTGTTAAATAATTCTAAATTTTCTGGTGTCATTGGAGAATCAACATCTCCTTCTCTCGCCTTGTTAAGACGATTAATAAATAAACTTTCGATTGGAGATTGGATATAATTTAACATATCCTTTTCAATAGACTTTTCATCTGCTTCATTCGGGAAAGTTTTCCTTCCCGCATCCCAATTGAATGTAATCATCAATTCACCTTCACATCAACCATTTAGCCCAAGCCGCACCTTTTTGAATTGCCGCACCTAAATGAAGTCCACTTGAAGGAGGCTCATAACTCATTTGACCTTGAGCATCAATCCAATAAGGACGGCCATATCCGTCTGTTCCGCTTGGAGGGATAGGGTAGCCTGTTCCGTTGTTCATAGCACCCTGCATTTGCTGGTATTGCTGTGTTTGTCCTGTGATACCTGCAATAGCCATCCCTGCCGTTGGTTGTTGCATACCGCCTCCGAAGCCTTGAGATTCAAGGTATTGTTGCTTCGCAAGTTTCCTTTGGTTCACGACTTCTGTATTAATGGCTGATTGTAAAAGGTTGTTTAGGTCTAGTTCAATCTTTTCTTGACTAATTTTATTAAACTCTTGCAAAGCATCATTATTGATGTTCAAGTTAGAACCAACAGTAGTAAAAGACAATTTAGCAAGAAGTTGAGAAACAACCCGATTAACTACATCTTCCATCAGTTGCTCAAGAGCCGCCAAAAATTCTTTTCCATGATATTGAAAAAATTCTTCAACATGGTTATCCTGTAAAGAAAGTAAGTTATTTACATTCTTAAATTGTTGGTCATTTTGTGCCTGAACTGCATTTAAAACAGTTCCATTACTTGTTCCTAAAATCCCCATATCTATTCCTCCTTCTCCTCAATAGTTTCAATTTTGTTATTCATCAAAAGATAATTAATTCTTTCAGTCATTAAAGTAATTCTAGTCATTAATTCTAGCACTTCTTCATTGGCCTTCTTGGTATCTGCTACGGCGGGTGGGGTTATAAACCAACCTGCTGATGTAAGAGACATAACATCTTTTTTGGACAGTGTTTCAAGAGGGCCAGACTTAATTACCTTTGGAACCTTTGGAACAAATCTTTTAAATTCTAAACCATGTTTTTCTGCTAATACCTGTTGTTGAAGCATTTCTAATTGCATATACATAGCAGAATGTTTAGGACAGTATGTTCCCATCAACGGTCTTCCTTTCACAACTTTATCTAAAGGCATTGGTGGTCTTAAATAATCTCCCGATTCCCAAATATGATGAAATCCACAAACAACGCAACGGTCTTTCAAATTAAATTTCTTACCGTATTTAATTCCCAAAAACTTCTTAGGTTCTGCTTTTAGAACAGTAGTGAGTTCCTTTAATTGTTTTTTTGGTGTAGCAGTTAAAAATTTATATTCCATTACTGCTCCACTTGCTCTTGCTTGTTGAATAGGATTCAAGGCAGGATTAAACTGCGGTGGTGCATTTTGTCCAATTAAGTTCGGTTGTTGAAACATAATAATCAATAGTCCTTTATCATTGTTGTGATTCCTAAATATACCATTTCGGGGTCTGACTTGGCTGATACAATATATTTGAAACACGGTATTCCTTTATCATTTAACTTTCTCATACCGTATTTGAATGGTTCAAATATTTCATGTTTATCTATGGATTTTCCTTCTTCTAATGGATATTTTTTTCCCCATATATCATATTTATTTGCCCAAATTCCTACGGCCATTGGATAATCTGAGTCTCTTTTCTTTTTTCCGTTTGACCAAGTATTTGAAATAATTGTATCAACTAAAAATTTCCATGCTAATTGATGGTCTAAGTTTGCTTCACTGTCTAAATGTCGGTGGTCAATCATAAATATAACATACTTAACTCTTCTATTTTGCATATCTTTTTCCCATTCTTTCCAGTAAATTGCTTCTCCACCAATATCTGCACTTCTTATTGTATGTGAATTTCCATCAATTTTAATATTCTTTCTTGATGCTCTATGTCTTCCTACTGTTCTTTGGTTTATTTGTGGAACTTCTCCTCTTGTTCTTAACTGATGGCTTAGTGTTGTTTTGCCGACCATTGTTGCTCCATAGACTCCGAAATTAATTGCGTGAACCTTTTTGTAGAATCCTATAATTGCTTCACCGACTAGAATAGCAAAGCCTGTCATTAATGACATTAATGCCCCCACCCGTTTAACAAAGTGTCAAACAGAAAACCCATGATGTTAATATCAAAAACACCAAGAATGTTTCCAACAAGGAAACCTGCGAGTCCCGCACAAGAACCCCAAAACCACGCTCGCATTTTCAAGAAGAAAATGTCAGCAGAATGCGCTCTTTGTTGATTATAAGCGTAGTCCGAATCGGAAAAGCCCATTAAGTCGCCAAAGACCATTTAACCACCTCATTGTAGTGTGGCTAAAAATTCACTTCCGATAGTATTCTCTTCTGTTTCAGGTTGCGTATAAAAAGGAACATTACCACCAAATTGTCTTGCGCTTTCTCGCATCTTTTGGCGTTGTTGTTCATCTCTAGCCTTTCTTTCCCAATAAGCAGCAATTTTCCTATCAAGTAGCCACATCTCAATTTTATCATTGAGAGCCAAGTCAAACAACGCTTTAACAACCATGATTGCTCCAATTGTTCCTAAACCAAATAAAAACGAATGAGCAATTGGCCCGTATGGGAAAGTTAATCCAATCATAGCATAGACGAAAACATTTGCTCCACTTAAAGTCCCGACAAATAAAATTGTCATAACTAATCTGGTATCTGCATTTAAAGCCGCCATAAAATCACCTCAAGCAAATTCAACGGAAACTGCCGCACCTTCTCCTGTTCCAGAAGAAATACTCAAATATAGTCCATTTACAGCCAAAACACCATGCATGTCAAATTCAAACAGAGGTGGATTTGCGCCAGTAGTTGCGGGGTCTGCGGGGTCAGGTCTAGCCAAAATCATTCTCGCTAATTCTAAACCGCTTGCCGCAGAAGCATTATCAAAGACCTTAATTGTTGTTGGCTTGCTTCCTGTCAAAACAGCATGAATTGAAACCAACTTACATTGTCCAGCATTAATTGCTGTTGATGATGTTTTTACTCCGCTACTTCTACAACTCGCCATGATAACACCTCGTTCAATACACCGTTATGGGTTGCCCCATATAACGGTGTCGCTCACTCTTCGGTTAAAGAAGACTTTTTGGCTTTAGTAGCCGTTGTTTTCTTCTTTGTTCCTTTCTTTGGAAGAAACCTTGTAGCCAACTCATTATGGGTTTTAATTTCTTGGCCGATTTCAAGAGAGATAGCAGGGAAAAATTCAGGGTCAATAGCCATCATTTCCTTTCTATCATCTTCTTGAAATGTAATTTCAAGGTTAGAATCGCTTAAACGAAGAAGGGCCGCCATTACTGGTAATTCAATAGGAGACTCCCTAGTGAGTTTTTGGCCGTGAATAATAAATGGTTGAAAACCACCACTATCCGAAACTTCAACTTTAACCAAAGGAAACACCTCAAAGGTTGCCGAAAACACGCAATCTAAATTGCATTCCCGAATGTGTTCCGCCATCAGCAACTTCCGCAGGAGTAGCCTGTAAAGCATCAATGATGAACAGCGTAAATGAATCTGCGCTAGTATAACTTCCATCTGTTCCAGAGATAGCAAAGGTTGGATAAAACTTTACATTACTTGTTCCTGTATGAGAAACAGCAGTAATAGTTGATAATCCAAAATTGCTAGCACTAAGAACAACACCCGAAGCATCATAGGTTGAAACATCAAGGAGAGCATCAACCATGTATTCATCGCCATTTACTCTCGGTTTTGTATAACCTTTGTGGTCTGGTAAGAGACTCACAGTAAAAACTTCTTCTGTCATCTAAATCACCTCAAAGAAGGTTAGTAATCTTTCCTTGGCCCTTGAAGTAAGAACAGCCCATTTCACCAATTGTTCGGTAAAGAGCCTTGTTTCCAAGACGGCCAACACCGAATGGGTTTCCATTGGAAATACCATCCTCAAAGTATTGAGTTGGCTTCATAACCGACAACCAAAGGTGGTCAGTGTCAAGAAGCAACATATCGCTGATACAGGAAGTATTTGCACCCGTTGAAGGCATAGCGGCAACAGGAATCAAAGGAATGTCGTAGTAAGTAGAAACACGGAAACCGACTTCTGCACCCTTAACACCACGAACACCGTTCACAGTTGGAACAATTTCCTTTCTGTCCATGAATCGCTCTTGAGCCTGAAGCAAGTCAGAAAGCGTTTGAAGCGTATCATATCCAGTAAGAATGACCTTTGGCGAACCACCAGCAATTCTCAAATCACGGAGCATGGAGTTAAGCACAGTCAAAGTAAATTGACGAGCATTTCCACTAGCATAGCCAGCACCGAAAGAAACAGCAGAATCAAGGAAAGAAGCGGCATCACGGTTTGTTCCGTAAATATGGCTAATTTCATCAGTAGTTGCCGAAGAAATCAAAACGGTTCCAGAAGCCATAGCATCCAATTCTGCCTTAGAAGAAATAATCTTGTAAAGAGAAGTGTAGTTGCGCTCAATGGTAGCAATTTGGTTGGTAGCATTCAAATCGTAGTTTTCAAGAGGCATAACGAGCATAGCATTCTGCACTTCAGAATGGTGCTTACCCATGTCTTCTCTCAATTGAGCACGAATATCACCGATACCATCATCAATAGCCGCCATTTCCATAGCAAGTTCCGAGAACTCAAATTGATGAGCAATAATCTTAGGACTCGTAAAGAGTTGGGTGTAAGTTGGAGCAATTGAAGCCAAACCGTCTTGATGGGTGTCTAAAGCCGCATTTTCGGGAACACCACCGATAAGGTCAGGACGCAAAGCCGCCGCACCAATGTTAGCCGCACTACCAGCGATATTAACGCCAGTCAAATCAAGGAAATTACCGCTACCACCAGCAGGTCGCTCCTTTAGGACTCTCCAACCGCTTGAAGTGTAAGGTCGCTTTGAAATAACCGAAAGTGCGTTGCATTCACGGTTTAACATAGACCAGACCTTTTGGCCGTAGATTTTGTTATAAAGAGCAGTAGTGTCGGAAATAGCACTAAAGCCATTTGCGGCGGTTCCTGCAACATCATGTCCAGCATGAATACCAGCAACACCACCTGCTTGCTTAAGCAATTGGTTGTTAAGGCCAGTATGACCAGTCAATCCGTAAGTCTGTCTTTCTAAGTCTGCAATTGTGTTAATATATCCTGTCATGGTAAATCACCTCAGTTAAATCCTCCAGCCATTTTATGAATATCTGACCAATCCATCTCGGCCAATTCATCCATAGTTGGGAGTTTAATTTGGGCTTCTTCTTGAGCCTTAATAATTTGGTTCTTCTCAGCCGTCAAAGACTTGCGAAGAGAAGCAAATTCATTCTTAAGAGAAGCAATTTCGGAAGCCGCATCATATTGCGACTTTGCGAGAATGTTCTCTCTTGAAGAGGTTTCAGCCTTGAAGCGAGCCTCAAACTGCTTTTGGAGGTTGTCATAAGCCAACTTCTCCAACTGTTCTTGACGGAAAGCATCGTAAGCCTTCTCAATGTTAGCAACACTCAAATCAAGAGTTTTTAACTCATTGTTGTTAAATGCCTTAACAACAGGAAGGTCGCTGGCTCTTGGCTTGCCGTTGTCAATAACGATTCTATCGGCAGGTTCACCGATTTCAACGCCAGCACCATCAAGGGTAGAAAGAAGGGCTTTTGCCTCTTCATCCCGATACATCTTTTCATCCTCATCCATGAGTTTTTCGGACATCATTTTTTCATCTTCGTCCTCCATTTTCTCATCCATGAGTTTTTCAGACATCATCTTTTCATCCTCATCTTCCATCTTTTCGTCCATTTCTTCCTTACGCAGAGTATTAACCTCCGCCATAAGTGCGTCCAGTTCTTCTAAAGCCTTTTCAATTTTGCTCATATTTTTCACCTTTTTTTCTTGTTTAAGAATATCAAACTTTGCTTCGGGATTAATTCCTTTTTCACAGATAGTAACTTCATGTAATTCAAGTTTGCTAATTTCGTTAAATTCACCTAATTCTGAATTAGTCTTCTTTGTTTTTTGTAAAGCCTGTCCTCCAATACTAAATGACCTAAGCGAACCCTTTCTTATTCCTCTATTAATTTCCTTTGCTTTTTCAATATCATCTCTTAATTTGATAACTACAAAGAACCCGACATCATCTACTTCAGTTTTGAATAATCTTCCTGATTTATCTCGGTATGATTCTACTACTTCTCCGACTTGAACATTTGAATGGTTTGTCATTACATTTCTAAACTTTGGGTTCTCCATGTATTTACTAACCGCTTCTTTAAGGGCTTTGAGTGTGATTAAATCATTTTGTTTATCAACGATTTCAATGCTTGCATATCCTCCAATCATTAAATCGTCTTGACTTTTGAGAATCCTAAAATCGTGAGTGTTGTTCCTCATCACCGCAGAAGTCATTCTTCTCAACCCTTCTTATTCAATTGCAGTATATAAAGAACACCTATTCGTTGGTAGGAATGGGCAACTTGTTATACCTATCTTCGTAAATGTTCCACTTTCCTGTGTCCGAGTCGGTGTCTGCTGGCTTTTGTTTATATCCAGTCCAAGCAAGCCACATTTTTTCTCCTTTGACGGGAATGACTCTAATATGTAATTTAGTCTCAAATTTATTTCCTTCTAAGAAATATTCATGATAGCCATCTTTTTGAACTCCAAGTTTAATCTTACCAGAATCAATGACTTTTCCTCTTTCAACATTCTTTGAAACTTCTGCTGGATATTTACCAGCCGCACCGAATAAATCAAAGAGTTCTTCTTCATTATCTAAATCAATAGTCCAATGCATTACTTCATCTTCAACTTTGATGCTCAAGTGAACCCTATTATCTTCTCTAGCGTATATTTTAAAATTACCTTCTTGGTATTCTTTTGGTGTTTTGTATTGTTTTATGATTTCTTCATTCTGTAATATTGCATCGGGGTCTGCGTGTAGTTTCCCATTAACCATAGAAAGATGTTCTCTCTCTTGCGCCCAACTGCCTAACTTAGATTGCTTAGAATCCAAAATATCTTCATAAGTTTCCTTCATGTTTCTCATTAAGAAATCATGAACATCTTTAACACTTCTATCTCCTTTTTCTTGCAAATAATTGACAATAGAAACAGTAAGTTTTCCCTGCTTTGTTTTCATAATTTCTTCTGCTTGAGTTTTCCAAAGGTCAATGTCTTGTAAAGCATTCTTTGACATTAGATTATTTTCTTCAAAACCATAAATGGTAAATCCACTCATATCATACTTGATAATAGCATTGGCTTCTCCATGAATATGGTCTGTAATTTTAACTCCTTTCGTAAAGGCTTCAACATCATAATTTAAAGATTTTTTAGTGTCTTGGGATAATAGTTCTAAAGTGACTAATTTATCCGGGTGTTCAACTTCTGGAACTTCAATCACTTTAGCAGAGAACAAACTATACCCTTCACCTTTTTTCTTGACTTCATCTACCTTTACTCTGATAATATCCCCAACATCAACAGAAATTTTTGTATTTAATGCCTTTCCTACATTTAAATACATTCTTCCTTCAATTTCTTGAAGGTTCTTCATTTCTTCATTGATTGGTCCAACGCCCACTGTGTAAGAGTATAACTTAGATTTTGTTTTAGATTTATCTAAAACGATAACATCTAAATCAACAAATTTCTTTAACTTAATCCACTTCGGATTCTTTTTTGTTCCTACATAATAAGTTGAAGTAGCGTCTTTAATCACCACTCCTTCAGATGTTGGAATTTGCATAATTTGTTCAGAATATTCCTTTAAGTCTTTTAGGCTGTCTGCCTGACGAGTATCTTTCTTTGAGGGGTAATCAATTGCCTCAGAAGATTTAGAAGAATAGTTATTGAATAAAGTTGTCATTCTTACTTCAAGTTCTTCTTCCATCATATTTTGAGATTCGTGCCTCATAATATCAAAAACATGACACCTTAGTTTCGCATCCTTATATTTGTTTTTAAACACATGGGCGATAGTATCTGCACGATGAAGCGGTTCATCGCCATTAAATAAAATTAGTTCCGCATCAAGAATACAATCACCATATTCCTTTTTCTTGAGTTCATCAACTTGTTCCTTACATTTATCAGTAATATCTTTTTCATTATAAGAAAAGACCTTAACATTGTTATCAATCTTATGTAATTGAACTCTCATACCATCATACTTTTCTTGAATATACCAATTGCCACTAAATCCTTTTAATTCATTAATGTCATCAATCTCAAAAATTCTATACATAGGTTTATTTGGAATAATAAAATCACTTTGTGCTTTTTTCTCGGAAGACTTCTTTTCTTCCTTTTTCATATCAATATCTTTAAGTTCTTCAAATTCTTCTTCTGTGTTTTGAGAAAGCATAATTAGTTCTAACATATCCATAGCGGCCTTTACTTTAGATTCAATCTTCTTTGAGTCTTTTCCATCCCCGTAATGCTCCGTAATATAGAGGGCTACATCATCCACTTCTAGGTCAAGCCCTTGAAGACCCGCCGTAATTTCATCAGGTTCCATGTCTTTAATGCTTAAAACCTCTTCGGAAAGAGTTTTATTGTCGTCCCTTATAGCATAATGAACAAATTTAACCATTGATTCGGGATTAGTCATTAATTCTTCCAAGACTCCATCACCAAAAGAAGCGGCGAAGGGGTCAGCCACCAGCGACGAAGTATAGCGAATTAATTTTATTTTCTTGTAAAGTTCCTTTGCTTGAGGAGATTTAGGGTCTTTTGCTTCTTTAGCATCTAAGTCCTTCTCATCAATAAAGTTTTTTAATTCCTTTCCAGCAGCATCTAATTCTTCATATGATTCTCTAATCATATCAACTGTCTTACGCCAACGGCCACTGTATTCATCAGGGTCTTCATTAGCAGATAAATAAGCAACTCTGGTTTTTTCAAAAAGACGAAGCAACTCAACGGAAGGTTGCTTGTCTTTTTCAATAGACCCAAGTTTCATTAATACCACCTATTTAGCGGTATTTATTCATTTTTGGAGTAACTCTTAGGCTTTTGCCGCCTCTTGTTCTTCTATCGGCTTCAGGGGTATTGAATTGAGAAGTGGGTAAGAATCTCTCATACATTCTAATCAGTTGTCCCATTCTCTGTTCAAATGCTTTATCGTCCATATCACCCTTACGATATGCTTCAAGTGCTTCATCCATTTCTTTGTTAGTGGCTTCAAATCCAGCAATCATTCTTTGATACCGTTTGTTCTCTCTTTCTTCATCTAAAAAGGGATTGCTTTCTCTTTCCTGCTTAAGAAGCATTTTGAATAACATCAATGACTTTTTAAATTCTGTCATCTGACCTCCAAGATTATATCCATCTGTGGGTCTATTATCGGGAATAAGATTCTTAGGTGTTTCAGCAGAAGGTCGCTTAATTTTGACAACCTCACTATCAGCCTCCATTGGACTTCGGTTGTTATCCATTAAAGATTGATAAAGAAGTTCTTTTGCTTCTCTTGCTTTCTCAATCACCATAGATACAACTCTTTCTTCTCTAGTTACTCTTTGAGGCATATTAATCACTCCATTCCTTTGACCATTTTATGAATGTCAGACCATTCCATATCTCCGACATTCTTTCCCAATACAGAATCTCCACCAATAACGGACTCCATAACAGGCGTTGGACTATTTGATACAACAAAACCTGCTTTCATAAGCAGACTGTCTTTAGCATAAATTGTTTTTTCTAATGCTTCAACCTTTGCAGTTAAAGCCTTGATAATTTCAAGCATGTCTTCATTAATTGAATTTTCTTCACTCATTTCTTTTCCTCCTTTTTTCCAGCAGGATAAACCAAATCTCTCAATTGACGGTAGAGTAATTCATACTCCTTACGAAGTTTCGTAGCGGTGGCGACTATATCAATATTCCTTTCGTCCATTGACTTCATTTTCTTATTTAACTTCTTATCTGATTTAATTAGTTCTAATTCTCTAAGAGTTTCAATAAGTTCACCTAATTTAGTAAAGTCTTGACCAAAAAATTCTGTTGGCTCAGCCGCTTGAAGAGTTTTCTTTAATCTTTTTCTACCTTTAGCATCTAAAGAATCAAGAAGTTCTTTTGGCTTTTGCTTCTCAGCCTTAAGAATAAATCCTTCTCCATCTCCATAATAGTCCCATGTCATTTTAATCTCTCCTTTCAGAAATCTTCTGCTTCTTTTCTTCTAAGTTCAGACATATCTGTTCTTCTTCTTCCTAATTGGAACTTACCTTCTTTCTCTTTCTCTCTATCTTTTCTTCTTTGAGAAAGTTTATCCTCAGTAGAAAGTTTTCTTTGCCTTGCTTCCTCAGCAGACTTTGGTTTATCATCTAAATCTCTAGAAATTGTAGCAAATTCTTCTTCTGCTTGCCTAACAATATCAATTACTTCTTCTACGAGTTCATTAAACTGAGTTTCTATCTTCTCATATTTTTCATCTTGAGTAAAAGAATGCTTTTCAAATTCATCATCCAATTCCATTTCACTACTGAAACCTTTCTCTTTGATTGCTTCTGAGATTATACTCTCAATAGTATCAAAATATTCAACAAATTCTTTTGTTACTTTCCTAGAAAGACCATCTAATTTAGCAATCTGTTTATTTGCTTTAATTAAAATTTTAACAGCACTTTTACCAGCAGGAATCATTTCTCCCTCATCATCAGTTAATCTTCTAACTAATCTTATATAATCCTTAGTGGCTTGATTTAGAGGTAATTGACCAGCAGTATCTTCTGTAAATCCTAAACGAGTAAGTCTTTTTGTAGTATATTCAAGTTTAACTTTGGCTTTATCAATTTCATCATTAATGTCTTCTAAAGTATCTGCGGCTATTTTATCTATGAACCCTTGATATTCCTCAACATCTATATCTCCAGAAAAATACTCCTCTTCAATACCGATTCCAAAAGATAATTCAATAGTCTCTTTAAGTTGTCTTTTTAACCTACCTTGCATTATCTCTCTATCACTTCTTTTAAAGCCTTCTCTTGGAATTTCTTCCCTTTCACCTGTTTTGGGATTGTAATTAACAGGTTCTCTTAGAGTGCCTTTTTTATTTTTAAGCATAACCTTTATTCCATCTTTAATAATTTTGACTTTTCTTTTCATCAAACCAGCAGAATCTTTCTTTAAATCTTCCAAGTCTTCTATAGACTCTTCAAGATTTCTTTTAGTTTTTAAAAGTTTTTCTGTATATTTTTTAATACTGTCTGCATTTTCCTTTGCTCTCTTAAAACCAAGTCTTTCTCTTGGAGAACCGCCTCTAAATAGTTCTTGCATGGATTCATAAAAGGTTTTTTCTTGCCTTCTATTGACCATAGGACTTGCTCTTTCGTTAAACTTTCTTTTATGCATTAAAGCCAAAACTTCAATAATATCCTTAGTTTCTTCCTTATCTTCTACTGGGAAAGACACTTCTAAATAACTGAGTAATCGGTCTTGTAATGCAGGAACATCAATAACTTTAGTCTCATCAGGAACATAATCAGGAACTTCACCCTTTTTTCCTTTCTTTCTCTTTAAAGGAACAAATTGATTTTCTTTTGTTTCTTCTGCAATAAATTCCCCTCTTTGATTTTTTCTTTTAGAATAAGGAGTATATTTTTTAGTTAGAACATAACTATATGCTTTAACTAAACCATTTTTATCTTTCTTTAAAATTTTAAGCATTTCAATTAATTCATTAGATAAACTTTTTCCTAGTTCACCAGTTCCAACCATAGTTTCAAATTCTTTAAGTCTTATAGGAGTTTTAACTGTGTCTAAATTAGAAGTGATTGCTCTAAGACTATCTGCTCCTCTTTGAAGACGAGCCAATTTCTTTTTAACAGGTTGTTGTTTTTTATATTTAGATTCCCTTTTAAGTCGTTCTTCTCTAATTTGTGCCTTGCTTTTCTGACCTAGCCTTTCTTTTTCTTCTTTGCTTTTTTGGCCTAATTCACTTTGAAGTCCTTCTTCTGTTGTTTCTTCAAGAGTTTTGTCTTTTTCATCCTCTAATGAAGGCTCCATCTCTTTTCTTTCTCTTGCTATTCTCTGCTGTTCTGTCTCTTCTTCCTCTGCTTTTTGAATATATCTTCTATATTGGACAATATTAGAAGAGTTCATATTCTTAACAAGAGACATTTTAATCAAAGTAGCCGAAGCACCTTGATTCACTAAATCTTTAGTTTCTTTATCTAACTCAACTCTCTTTAGCAATCCTGCTAAAGACTTATCCTTAGATAAATCAAAAATCATTTATTCACCTCAAAAGGGAATGTTTTCTTTTCTGTTCTTTTGTTTTGGAGGTAAGGTGATAACATCAGGAACATCTGCTGAATGCAGTTTCTTTTTAACGCTAGTATCTTGGGGAATACCCACACTAAAATCCTTTGTTGGTTTTAGTTTAGTATTTGTATTTGCGTTAATTGCTCTTACTTGAGCAAGTTCCTTTGCTAACCTTACTTCTTTTTGCTTCATATCTTCGCTCATATTTTTTCCTCCAAAGTTCCCTGTGTTCTTTCTAAGATAGCAATAATTTGTTCTTTAGAAAGGCTCCTGATATAATCAACTGCTCTATCAATTAAATCACCTCTTGTCATTTCTGCTAAATTAGACATATCTTCCTCAAAAACTAAATCTAAACTATCGGTTCTTCCTTTTGGATTTATGTCAGCCATAGGATTTCCTCCCTTCATTCTCGTTTGAGTAGGTCTTTTTACCCTATTACTCAAAACCTTTTCAGGGATTTCTTTACCCCTGCCAAGTTTGCCTTTTCTATCTCTAGCCGCTTTTAATATCGTTTCCCAGTTATTCATCTTAACCGACTCTCCTTTCAGTTCTTCTGTCAGTATTTTGATTTCCCGCATCAACGGGTAATCCAGTAAGTCTCTTATCCGGCCCTACGCTCATGGAGGCTTTATTTCTTGTGGCTGGCGGGTTTTCCTGTGGCTTTCCTCCACCCTGTAAAGCCTGTTCTTGCATTTGTCCCAACTGTGAAGCATCAATGTTTGTTCCAGCATAAGGGTCATTTTTTGCATCACCTTCGCCTTCTTGCGGCTTCGGTTCTTCGGGTTCGGGCTTCTTAAAGGTAAATTGTCCATCTTCGTCCATATCAACTTCAAATCCTAGATTTTTTGTTGATGCAGCAATATTGACTTCAATCTCACGCTTACGAAGAACAGCAATTTCATCTTCTTCTTCACTTGGAGGTAGTTTAAGTTTCCAATCTGTAATACCAAATTGTTTTACAAGGAAGGGGAAAACATAATTGTTATACACAGTTTGTGCCTTTTGAACTGCTCTATTCGTAACTAAAATTTGCATACCTTCATTGTTTAATCCACCGCTTGTAGTATTATCAGCCATGAAGACTTTGCTTACACCATAAAAAGCAGAAATTCTATCTCTTAAATCATCTTTGACAGAAACATAATCCATTTCCTTTAGACTATCCATGAACTTAATCCATTCAACTCCACCCTTTCCTCCTTCTGCTTCAATTCCCATAACAGGAATAAAGTGTGGGTCTGCTTCCATCTTTTCTTTTACAGACCGCCAAAAGGCTCTCATTGAATCCATATTTCTCGTTTGAACGGCTAAAAGTCCTCTCGGCATACGACTCTTGGTGTAAGAAGAATTGACATAGTTTTCCATAGCAATAAGAGTCATCATGGAATTAAACAAAGTAATAACTGGTGATTGTCCATAAAGACGAGAAGGACTATATTTACTGAAGTGCAAAACTTCTCCCTTCAAAAAGTATTGGTCTGTTCCATTTGCTCTATTAACATAGTGAACAGGATAAACACAACCACCACAGGTTCCACAACGCTCATGTGGTTCAGTAGTGATAAAATCTCTATGATTAACACAGGTGAATCCTTTAGTTCCTCTTTGTCCTAATTCATCGGAATAAATAAACATAGTTACTGGGTCGCCACGATAAAGTTCTTTAATGCGATGCATTCTAATTTTTTGATTACCATCAATAAAGTATTCTTTAACAAGAACAATATAAGCATCATCCATAATATTTAAATCATCTTCCAATTCTTGAAGAACATCAATAAATAATTGTTCTGACTTATTTACATATCCTTCAATAAATTTTTCAGCATATTCTAATTGCTTTGCATCAGGAATATCTAATTCCAAATGACCACAACGAGCGCATTCTTGAACAGGTCTTTGGTGTTCCTTTCCGCAGTTCTTACATTTTGCTTCGTATGCCTTTTCCCAAACATAACCTCTTCGGAAAACTTCCTGCTTTAATTGAGTAATGCAAGTTCTCCCAATAACTGATTGATTAATGATGTTATACAACAAAGGCCCAGTCATCATATGACGGTTTTCTCTTTCTTGAATGCCCATGTTATATACGGTTCTATCCGCAGGTTTAGGAGTTTGTCTCCTAAACAGGTTAGTAAAACTGAATCTTCTTTTTTCATCAGCCATAGATTACACCCCCTGTTTCATTCCTACGCTTCGCTTACCTATCAACGCTTCGGTCAAGGGCTTCCGCTATCTTCAATATCATACCTTGCATTACTTGAACGAAGCATTTCTTCTAAGATGCCTCTTACTGCTTGCACTCTTCTTTCAGGAGAAGCCTTTCCAATGTCTAAATAATATTTAACCATTCTTTTATTAATATCAGCGAGATTGCTGAATTTAACATACTTTGTTCTATCTCTTGGTAAAACATCGGTGAGAATACCTTTAGTAAAATCTTTCCATTTCATTTGTTCATCCTCTCCGTTTTTCTTTTGCTGGACTCTTTTCTAGCCAATGCTACTTTATGTGCCGCATTTAATCTTTTCTTTGTTTCGGGGTCTTTTGCTCTTTTTGCTGCAACTCTTGCTCTTTGTTCAACTAAATTGATAATTTGAGATTGTCTCTTATGTGGCTTTGATTTGAATGATGAACTTGAAAATGTTCCTCTTACATCTTTTGCAGTTTTGAATTTAACAGGGACAGTATCTTTTGGGTTTTCGTCTGTATATAGTCTTCTTGCTGAACCTTTAGGTTTCTTTCCCGTTCCTTTCTTTGGGTCTTTCTTTAAAATGTTAATCCAATTCAAGGTGAACCCTTCCTTCGTTTATAGGTCTTACAAGCAGCGCAAGTTGGCCTACATCTTCTTTTTGTTCCTTTAGAAGCGTCTTTTCTTCCACAAGGTTTCGGCCCACCCTTTGAACCGCAAGTTCCACAAGCAATCCATCCTCCCTGCGTTTTACCACCTTTTGATTCTTTTCCGCCTCTTCTTGAAAACCATCCGTGAAGTCCTTCGCTTTTTTCTCTTTTAAAATTATCTCCTTTCTTTCGGAGGATGTTTTCCCAAGACACGACAATCACTTCTTTTTGGATTTATTTCCCCAATTAGCAGCACCGACTTTACGACAACGAACCAATGCACCGCTAGCATAGGCAGAAGGCCACTTTTTATAGCGACTACGAACTTTGTTATAACAAGCGTCTTTTTTCTTTTTTAGTTCTTCAAACCAAAGACCTTTACGGATTTCTGCCTCTCCTGTGGCTATTTTCTTCTCGCCGCCCGCTTTTCTTGCTCTATTCATTTCTTTCGCCGCCTTTTCTGCTTTTTCTTTTGTTGAGAAACCACCATGTTTTTTACCATCAAAGAAAAAATGATATTCATTACCTGTTGAATTAATCTTTACTTCCTTTTCAATTTTCATTAACAATTCCACCTTCTTCTTGCGGCTCTTGCTTTTTCGCTGTAAGTTCCATCTGCTCGCTTAAATCCTCTTGACCTTGCACAGAAAGACTTTCTTCTTTTTGCTGCTTTACTTCCTCTTTTTAATTTACTCGGTTTTGTGGTAACTGGAGGTTTTAAATTAGAGCCTTGTTCACGCTTAAACTTAGCACGACCCTTAGCACTTAATCCACCTGTTCTTGCGTGAATCTTTTTGTTATAGCCTTTGAATGGTTTTTTCTTCTTTCTTTTAAGAACATCTTCCCATTTTGTAATTACTCTTGTGGAAACAGGCCTCATGTCCTGTCGCATTTGATTCATCCGTTTCTGTTTCTTTCTTTTATCTAAAATAGCATAAACGATTTTTCTATCATCCATATTAGGATTATTTTGTCGCATTGTAAGAAACTCCTGCTTTTGCTCAGGAGTAAAAGTTTCATACAACTCTTGTAATGTGTTTCTGGACATAATATCACTTCGGTTCATGGGTGTAAATATCTCCATCTTTGTGCATGAATACTTTACCTTCTTTTTCTAACTTTGACAAAGCCTGTTTGATTTCTGCTTCTTCACCAAACTGCTTTAGGTTTTTCATTCCCAATGCTCCGCCTTCTTTTTCAATCTCTCTAAGAATTTGACGC